AATTATCGACATTGATATGAACAATCCAAGAACATTCCAAATCAATATGATCGCAGAGTAATAATGAATAGCAATAATAGAATAAGCGCCCTAATTCCCGGTCAACTACCTTTTTTCGTTCGTAACGATCACCCAAACTTTGTCGCTTTTCTTGAAGCCTATTATCGCTACTTAGAGCAAGACGAAAAAGTCATCAATCGTATCAAGAATATTCAAACCTATCAAAACATTGATTTGACTCCTGATGAATATGCTAACCTGCTTTACAATACCTTCATGAAGTATATTCCAGAAAACATTCGAGCAGATAAAAGACTATTACTGAAACACATCAAGGATTTTTATCGAGCGAAAGGTACCGAGAAATCTGTCAGATTCTTGATGAACATTCTCTATGAAGCCAAAGCTGGCGATGCCGAGGTTAATTTTTATTACCCAAAGGAAGACATTTTACGCGTCAGTGACGGCAAATGGTATATTCAAAGATCGTTACGTATTCAAAATACAACAATTGATGACGTTGCTGATACGTCCCTTGATGCCTTGCAACGATATTTCAATTCAACAATTACTGGCGAAACTTCACATGCAACGGCTGTTATTGAAAGTGTAAATCGATTTTACGAACGCGGTTTGCAAATCGATGAACTCCTCTTATCAAATATTAATGGCAGTTTTGAAAATGGTGAAACAATCGGTACTACCTTTGTTGATGAATTTAACGTTACTCGATCTGTTGATTCGGTTGTGTATGGCGGTATCATTGATACTGTAACACTTACCGTTCCTGGCACTGGTTATATTATTGGTGATCCGGTTATTATACATAGTAATACTGGGAATAAGGCATGTGTAATAGTCTCAGCGGTTTCTCCTGGCAATCTGGCAGCCGTTTCCGTCGTCACTGGTGGTGCAGGATATCAAAACGGTAACCCCATATTATTTTCTGGTGGCGGCGGCGCTGGTGCTAATGCAACCGTTTTTATTGTATACGATAATGCGACCTATCATCCAAATTCCTATAACATTGTTGGTTCAACTATTCAACAAGAAGCCAATACTCCAATTGGTAATGTTGGTCCTTGGCAAACTTTTGCCTACCAAAATCTTACAGTACAATGGACCAACACTTCCAACTTAACTGTTAACACAGGTGCTGGGGCCACAGTTCAAACAATCAATTTAAGTGCTTGGAAACAAAATTCGAATGTATTTTTTGAGACTTATGATAGTCTCAATGTTAAAGGCACAATTGTCATCATTACAGCCTCTAATATTAAATCCAACGTAATTACTGTCTCGCCTGGACTTTCGGGCAATTTGCTGCAAAACAGTTTCACTGTCATCAAGAAACCTAACGTTAGCACTATTGTTGGCAACTCAATTGCCTATTGGAGTTTTGCAAATACTGGACCGGTTCAGAATGTTAGATTTAGCACTTCTGGTTCCAATTATATTTCAAAACCAGAAATATCAGCAATTTCCAATACTACGATAGTTCAACTTGGCATCCTTGGTCGAATGGAAATTATCAGTGGAGGAAATGGCTACGTCATAGGAGACATTATAGAATTTATCAATAAGCCGGGTACATATGGGTTTGGGGCTATTGCGAATGTAACCAACGTTGATGGGTCTGGGGCGATTACTGAAGTTAAATTTCAGCAAATGTCTGGGCATATTGTTGGTGGCAGCGGATTCTCTGCTTTATCATTACCAACAACAAATGTTCGCACTTCAACAGGAACTTCTGCTAACATTGCAGTTGTTGCACTTTTAGGCACTGGTGCGACTTTTGCTGTTGAGAACACAACGCTGGGAGCAATCGAGAAAATTACCATTATATCTGGTGGACAAGGGTTTACGGAACCACCAGTACTCGATTTCACCCAATCAGGTGATAGAACTGCTAGAGCAAATTGCACAGTTGTTTCTGGTGTTTATTCATATCCAGGCAGATATCTCAATGACGATGGACATTTAAGTTCGTTCAATTTCTTAGAAGATCGCGATTATTATCAAAATTTCTCCTATGTTATTCGTTCTTGTCGTGGAATTGAAGATTATCGAAATGTCATAGAAAATTTAACACATCCTGCAGGCACAAAGCTATTTGGTCAATTTGAACACATCAATAATGTGCCCATCTCTCCAAACAGTTCTGTAATATGTGCAGGTAATAATATTGAATTGTCTAAAACTTACGTCAAAATGGCAAATACCATAAACGTAGCATATGATTCACATGGCAAAGAAGTCGGCAACACTATCACTTTAGAATTTACTAGCGGCGGCCGTCCTAATGTTACCAATGGTCTATACGCAATAAATGCAGCATCGACAAATTGGTTTACGGTACATCATCCATACAATTATGCTAATACGGGAGATACTACAATTACCGGAAATGTAACAGTTGGATTGCACTTTGCATAAATATCTTACCTAATTAAGGAATAAAAATGACGATACCTGCAGCATTCAATTCATTGAGAATAAACAATGCAGAACAATTTATCGAATCCGCCTCTGAAGAGGCGAATACAAAACTCTATATTACAATTGGGAAAGTGGACGCGTGGCCCGATGAAAATAATCCTAATCTTGCTAATGGAAGTACGGCCTCGTACTATGAATGTTGGAAAAACATGATTGGGGGTCGACGTTTATTTAGCAACGATCTTGCCTATGTTATTCCAAGACATGACTGGCAATCTGGTACAAATTATGTAGCATACGATCATATGAACCCAATATTGAGAGACGGAAATACTATATTTTTCATCAAAAATTCGCAACATTCAATATACAAGTGTTTGTCTAATGCTAACAGTTCAGTATCAACCGTTGAGCCCACTGCAATCAATGTCACCTACCCAATTTCGACGGCTGATGGTTATATTTGGAAATTTATGTATACATTGTCTGATGTAGATTTATTACGATTTACAATTGATAATTACATACCAGTGAAGACCCTTACTGCTGACGACAATTCTGTGCAATGGCAAGTTCAAATTAATGCAGTTGATGGTGCAATAGATTATATTCAAGTAACTGAGGCTGGAAATAATTACACCAATATCGCAAATGTATCGGTGGTTATTACAGGCGATGGTGCATTGGCTACCGCAGTGCCTATCATTACAGCAAACACGGTATCAGATATCTCAATTACAAATCGAGGATACGGATATACAGAGGCAACAGTTTCTATTGTCACAGAAGCCGATGTACTTCCGGCATCGGCCAGAGCAATGATTGCACCGCCGGGGGGTCATGGTAGTGATCCATTATATGAACTAGGCGGTAAAGACGTATTGATAGATGCTCGCTTGAAATATAGCGAAGACGGGGTTCTTCCAACCACAAACGACTATCGTCAGATTGGCCTATTAAAAGACCCACTAATCAACTCTTCAAATACAGTGTCAACTGCTTTGGCGTTCCTGCAAGCCATGACAGTTACTTGTGAAGGCTCTGGCGATTATGTTCAAGATGAAATCATTTATCAAGGAACAAGTCTCGATAATGCAATATTTTCTGGTCGAGTGGTTTCCTGGGATGCGGAAGCTGGTAAATTGATTGTGATAAATATTAAGGGCGAGCCACTAGCATCGCATTCAATAATTGGTACGACTAGTCTCACATCCAGGGTTTTAACAAGCACTATCCCTGGATATCTTCAATGTCACAGTGGTAGATTATTATACATTGATAACATACATCCAATAACCAGAGCAAGTGATCAGATCGAATGTTTCAAAATAATTATGAGCTTTTAGTTAGGCACAGAGAAAAATGGCAAACAGTACTAACACTTTCGCTGATACTGGCAGTACACTAACTACCGACTTCAATGTCGCGCCATATTACGATGATTATGACGCATCGAAGCAATATTATCGCATTCTTTTCAAACCTGGATACGCTGTTCAGGGTCGCGAACTGACTCAAATTCAATCAACGCTTCAAAAACAAATTGATAGATTTGGCAAGCATGTTTTCAAAGAAGGCTCGATTGTTCTTCCCGGCTTGTATGATATTGCCAGTGCCAATTCTACCAGCGGTCCAATGAAATATGTAAAGGTTAAAGACCTTGATAACAGTAATAATGCGGTATTTATCGATGATTTTATGAACCAAACAGTAACCGGTCAAACGACTGGCATTTCTGGAGACGTTTCATTTGTTTTGGATGGAAGCGAAGCTTCCCAAAATACCAAAACAATTTATGTCGATTATCGCACTGTGGCCAACACAGATTCAGATATCAAGACTTTTCAGACAGACGAAATTCTTATTTCCAACATTGGTAATCTCGTTGTCATTGAAACTGGACAGGGATCGGCATTTCGAATTTCAGAAGGTGTCTTTTTTGCCAAAGAGCATTTCATTTGGTTTCCAACACAAGGCATTATTCTTGACAGATATAATGATAATCCATCGTGTAAAGTCGGTTTTCTGATCGCAGAAAAAATCGTCAAAGCAACATCTGATCTGAGTTTGCTCGACCCGGCACTCGAAGCTTCTAACTACTCAGCGCCGGGGGCCGACCGACTGAAACTGGACGCCGTCTTGGCCGTCAGGGATTATAATGATCCAATTGGACCACCAGACTTTGTTACATTGTTTACTATTCAGAATGGAATTGTTCAAACTTCATTCGAACGGTCGCAATATAATGTTTTGCAAGATGAAATAGCCAAACGCACATTTGATGAATCTGGCCACTATTACGTTAAGGGTCTAGAAGTATCATTGCGAGAACATCTCGACACTGGTATCAATGGCGGGCGTTATCTGTCGGCCAATGGTGGCAACGCCAAGATGCTATCAGTGGAAGTATCGCCCGGCGTTGGCTATGTCCAGGGCTACGAGATTGGTACACTGGTACCAACATATTTGACAACTGACAAATCCTTGGATTATGCGGAAGTAAATTCTCAGTATGCATCGGCAGCGCTTGGTTCATACGTCACAGTAAAGGAATTGACTGGTTCGTGGGCGTTTGATTTGGGAACAGAAATAAGTCTCTACGATACGGCACAACATCGTCTAACGGAAAATAAATGGTCAATTGGCGCACAAACCGGTCAATTGCTTGGTACCGCGCGGTTCATGGGGCTTGAATATAAGAACGGCGCTATGGGCACTCCAAATGGTAAATTTGATTTGTATATGACAGATGTAAAAATGTCGGGCAGTTATACATTTTCATCAGTTCGCAGCATTTACAATAACAATTCGACCGCTGCAGACATGGGTTGCGACGTGGTTACGAATTCCTCTAATGTTGCGGCATTGATTGATGCGTCTTTGACGCCAATGTTGTATTTCGTCGGCTCAAATTTTACCAAGACGATTAAACCGGGTGGCACATCAGACACTACATTCATTTATAAGCAATCCACGGCCGTTTCCAATGTGGCGCTCGGCACTTTCAACTTGGCGCTTCCAGCCGGTGCTGATCAATTCCCATATGGAACATCTTCACTACCTTCATCGCAAAGACGAGAGGTTCTAGTCTCCCTCGATGCCGACGCCAACGTGACCATGGGTGGCACTGTTTCTGCCGCTGGTGGTGGTTACGGTTTTCCACCAACAACCCTAACTGGTGCTGGCACTGCTTTTGATCGTCTCAATGTGGGCGACAAGATCGAGATTAACGGCGTTATTGGCACTTATTACATTGCGTCCATTGGTGGTGCATCATCAATGACACTAACCGCCAATATAGCTCAAGCAGCCGTTGGAGCTACTTATCGAAAAGCATATAAAACTGGCGATTTGATTGATATGTCACTGATTGGCTCTGCTGCCGGTGCTGAAAGAACAATCTCGGCAACTCCAACTCAATTATCATTTGATCTCAAAGAGCAGTTGAGTGGCACGATGCCGGTACCGGGTTCAATTGGTTATCGAGTGTCATCGATCACGTCACCGCAAATAAATAAAACTTTGCGTCCTGATCGATTCGTCAAAGTCAATTGTCTTACACATTCAACCAGCACTCTTGGTCCCTATACTCTAGGATTTTCTGACGTATATCGTATCAAGGAAATTCGAAAACACTCGGCGCTCTTCACCAGCAACACTGAAGGGTCGAATGTAACATCTCAGTTCGTATTCAACACTGGCCAGAAAGATGGCTACTACGACCACGCCTTCATTACACCAAAAACGCCACTAACAGCGTCTGACAATCTTCTAGTTAGACTTGATTATTTCTCACCAGACCTTACGGTGGGTCAAGGATTCTTTTCAATTGATTCCTATCCAATTGATGATGTCACACCATCACAGACAACAATTCAGACTGCAGAAATTCCTATCTACAAATCACCAACATCTGGTGTAGAATATGATTTGCGGAATTACCTAGACTTTAGACCAGTAAAAAGTGACGTTGCAACCGACGCAACCTCTGTGGGAGTCGCATCAATCAACCCAGCAACCTCTGACACATTCAATACCGATGCTAATGGTTTGCGAATTCCTGCACCCTATAGTCAAATCATATTTGATTATGAATACTACTTGGCGCGCAAAGACGTTGTAACTCTCAACAAAGACAAGAAATTCGATATTGTGCGTGGCATTCCAGCGGCGGTTCCTATCACTCCTTCAACGCTGGACAATTTAATGACAGTGGCCACCGTGACCGTTACTCCATATCCATCGTTATCGTTATATTATGCCAATCAAGTTGGTCGCAAAGACTTGGCTTGCATAGTCCTAAAAAGGTCTAGTATTAGATTCACAATGCGTGATATTGGTGTACTAAAGGATCGTATCATCAATTTGGAATATTACACGGCATTGTCTCTACTCGAAAAAAATGCCTTGGACATGAAAATTCTTGATACTAACGGCCTTGATCGTTTCAAAAATGGCATCTTTGTTGATACTTTTACTGATCATATGTTAGGTGCAACTTACAATCCAGATTATCGCATCGTGGTAGACCCAATTGAGAAGAGTATTCGTCCCTTATACACTATGGATTCTTTGAATTACGAATACACGTCTGGTACCAATGTCGTCAAAGTGGGCGACCTTGTCATGCTTGCCCATACTGAAACACCATTATTCACTCAAAATAATGTTACCACAACAAGAAACACTGAGCGCACTACATATCGCTATCTCGGCAATTTAACATTAGACCCAGACCTTGATGTGTGGGTGGATACTCAATTTGCACCAGACAAATCACTAATATTTGGTGCGTCAGATGCTGAAATTAGCGAAATTACGGCTGGTATAACAACCACATGGAATGCATGGCAAACACACATTGTTGGTTATAAAGTCTACCGTGGTTCCACTGCCGATCCAACAAAATTGGTTGGTACTCGTTATACTCAATGGGACGCTCAAGTTTTAGCTAGAGCAACTGCCACATCTGGTACCGCGACAATTGAAACTATCTATTCTAGCAATCGAGTTGGAGTCGAAAATTATGTCGCTGTTGACGTAAACACTCAAGCACTTGGCGACAAAGTGATTGATGTAAGTATTATCCCATACATCAGACCACAAATAATTAAAATCATAGGCCGGGGCTTGAAGCCTTTCGCAAGGTATTGGATATATTTCGACCATATTGATATGACGACATATACCACACCTATCACGGCTGCACAATATGACGCAACCAATATCGTGATGCCTACTACATCTGAAGGCTTAACTTTAAAAGCTGACGAAGAGGGTAACGTCTATTTCCTATTGCGGCTTCCGACAGGTACCGATAAAAGGTTCACTTTCGGCACTAAGGAAGTAAAAGTCACAGACAGTCCGACAAATTCAGAAGACGCAACATCTTTTGCCATTGGCTATTTTGTGTCGCAAGGTCTAAATCAAGTCAAACAAGATACAATTATCAGTACACGACAAGTTATAGATTTACAAAGAGATGTCCAAGAACAACAAACACAATCAAGGCTGTGGCTTGTTCCAAGAGGCTCGCACGTTTGCTTGGCCTATGCTTTCCAAGTCAAGGCACCGCAAGGCGAAGAAGGGGCGTTTATTACATCGGTAGATATATACGTTGCCGATAAACATCCTTCATATGGAATGTGGTGTGAAATTCTTGAAATGGATGCAAGCGGTGGCATCATACCAAATCAAGTACCATTCAGTGAAGTGTGGTTCACTAATGCGCAAGTTCCAATTTCAACTGACGGTAAAACTAACGCTCTAAACGTTAGGTTCCAATCTCCAGTATTTCTACAAAATGAAAAACAATATGCCTTTGTTATCCATCCAGAAGCAGGCAACCCAAACTACTATCTATGGGCTGCGCGTATTGGTGAAGTTGATGTAAATAGCGGCCAACCCGTCACTTCTCGTGTAAATAGCGGCACAATGTATACGACTAATAACGGTTTGGTTTATGCTATCGTTCCCGACATTGATTTGACAATGACCGTCTATCGCGCATCTTTCACAACCGACGTAATCGGCGTTGCATCTCTCGGTAATAGGCCGAAGGAAAAATTCTATCTGGCTAACTTATCATCATCACTTTCTAGGTTCGGTGAAACTTGGTATAACGGCGACAGACTTACCTTGAGTGGTATTTCTGGCGGTATCATTGATTATACCGATTTCATCATTGGCGACACTTCATTACAAAATAGTGTGGTAGTTTCAGTTGCCACAACCTACAACATGTCCAATACCGGCTATCTGTCAAGTGAAGGAATAACTGTCAAAAGAGCCAACGGTTTGGTGTCAGGCATCACCGCAACAATTTCTAGCATTGCTGGTGGTGCCAATGCCGTATTACAAAAGTCTACCGAGTCGGCAAGGGAAGTCGTAACCCTGTTCTCAGATTCAGACGGGGCATTCAAATCAGGTGATAAGATTTTCTCAGCATCTAATGAAGATAATGCCGATATTCTGGCAATTGGCAATTTTAGATATTCGACAGTTGATTTAGAACCGTCGTATCTGACGTTCAATAAATGCACCATCTTATTTGCCATGAAGTCCTATTCTAATACGGGTACGGCAGGGACATTTATTAACATGAGCCCTGGCGAAAATTACTCATATGATGAAGAGAAAGCATTCTTCTCGCGATCCAATGAAGTGTTGAGCCACGCCGGGGCCAAAACCAATCAACTTGAAGTTTCAATGTCAACAACGACAAATTTCCTCTCGCCCATCTTTGATGTGAGGAGAAGCCAGACCATCTATGTTGATAACTTAATCAACAGCAATACCGTAGGTGAAATCAACCCAAGTGGCGGCGCACTATACAACAAATACATCAGCAAGACTGTCACACTGAATGAAGGTCAGGATGCTGAAGATATGACCATTGTCTTGACCTCCTATCGACCGCCGGGAACAGATTTCAAGGTGTGGATCAAGATGCTGCATGCCGAAGATGCTGACGCATTTGCTCAGCGCCCATACCTTGAAATGGAAAAGACTGGTGCATCGAATAGCTCATACTCATCATTGTCCAATCGCAATGATTTCTTGGAATATTCCTTCCAATTCCCAACTGCGAATCTGGCCGGTACATTGGGTGAAGTGCAGTATCGCAACACCGGCAATACCGTGACGTTTCAAGGTTACAAATATTTCGCCATCAAAGTCGGCCTAATGGGCGAGAACTCTGCGATTGTGCCAAGGGTAGCAGATTTGCGTCTTGTTTGTACTCAAATTTAAAGAGGGAAAAAATGACGGGAAAACCTACTGTTGTTCCTGGCATTTACAAAGTTTGTGAAGGTATACTCATAAATAAAGACAATGAGGGACTGCAAGCGTACAAGAAACGCAAACAGAAAGATTTGAAAATCGACAAGCTTGATGAAGAAGTTCGAGCACTCAAGAGTGACATCAGTGAAATAAAGGAGATGATGAAGGAACTGTTACAGAAACGGTAAGAATATGGCGGCATATGTAGAGTTATTAATCGATCAGGGAACAACGTTCACCAACACGCTTACCATTAATGACGACGTAACCAATAACCCCATTAATATCGCATCGTATAGCGTGACCAGTCAGTTACGCCGGTCCTATTATTCAGCTAACGCATCAGGCACCTTTGACTGCTCGCTTACCGATGCCGCTAATGGTGTGATTACCATGGCTATGAATGCCGCAAACACAGCAAACTTGAAGCCTGGACGTTATGTATTTGACGTACACACTTTGACCGGCAACACCCACAGTCGGCTGTTGGAAGGCATTATAACAGTAACGCCGGGGGTCACTCGCTAATGCCCAATCCAATCGTTACGTCACCAAAAAACAGTGAAATCAAGGTAATCACTACCCCAAAAACAACATTGCAGATCAAGACTTCTGGCGGTGGTGGCAGCGGTGTGAATAAACTAGCTTTGTTGATTGACGTTGACGTGACTGATGCCAATGATGGGGAAGTCCTTGTTTTTGACGCCACAACCGGAAAGTATGTTATCAAAGAAATCCCACTTATAAATGGTGGCGATTTTTGATGAATGCAAATACAACAATTCGCCTAAAACGATCAACCGCAAATTCTATCCCCGCTACTCTTAATGTAGCCGAGCCAGCCTATTCGTTCGTTTCAGATAAATTATTTCTTGGTAATCAAGCCAACGGCATAATCGAAATTGGCGGTAGATTTTACGCTAATCTGACGCAGACGGCATTCAATGTCGCCAATGCTGCATTTGCCAAAGCCAATACTGGTACTGATTCTAATCCAAATGCAGGCATCATCGCCAACGCGGCCTTTGGGCAAGCCAATATTGCCTATTTGGTCGCCAACGCAGCATTTGACAAGGCGAACACAAGTTCTGGCGGTGATACGGCAGGCATTATCGCCAATGCCGCTTTTCTGACAGCCAACGCAGCATTTGCCAAGGCAAATACATCTTCTGGCGGTGATCAAGCTGGGGTGATTGCCAATGCTGCCTTTGCCAAAGCCAATACGGCTGGAGATAATGCAGGCGTTATTGCCAATGCAGCGTTCGCCAAAGCCAACACGGCAGGCGACGTTGCAGGTATAATCGCCAATGCTGCTTTTGCTAATGCAAACACAGTAGGCATATCAGTTTCTTCAGCATACGATCAAGCAAACCTAGCAAACCAGCGTGCCATAGGTGCGTTTGGCAGAGCCAACACCGCAGGCGATACCGCTGGTATCATTGCTAATGGCGCTTTCCTTCAAGCCAATAATGCAAATTTTAGAGCCATCGGTGCATTTGCTCAAGCTAACACCGCTGGTGATGCTGCCGGTGCAATCGCTAATGCGGCCTTTGCCAAAGCTAATACGGCAGGCGACACTGCCGGTATCATTGCTAATGGTGCTTTCCTTCAAGCTAATAATGCTAATTTCAGGGCTATTGGTGCTTTCACCAAAGCAAATACCGCTGGTGATAGCGCAGGCATAATCGCCAACGGCGCATTTCTTCAAGCCAATAATGCCAATTTCCGAGCCATAGGTGCATTCACTCAAGCCAATACAGCAGGCGATGCTGCCGGTGCAGTCGCTAATGCGGCCTTCGCCAAAGCCAACACAGCAGGCGATATAGCAGGCGCAATCGCCAATGGTGCATTTATAACGGCTAATGCGGCCTTTGCCAAAGCCAACACAGCAGGCGACACAGCAGGTATAATTGCCAATGGCGCTTTCCTCCAAGCCAATAATGCTAATTTCAGAGCTATTGGTGCATTCACTCAAGCTAATACGGCTGGTGATAGTGCAGGCGCAATTGCTAATGCAGCGTTCGCCAAAGCCAACACGGCAGGCGACGTTGCAGGGATAATTGCTAATGCTGCGTTTAATAAAGCAAATACCGCAGGAGATAGTGCAGGCATTATTGCCAATGCTGCATTCCTAACTGCTAATGCTGGTTATGGGCAAGCCAATCTCGGTACTGCCATTGCAATCGCCTCATTCGACGCTGCCAATGCGGCAACGGCTGGCGGTGATATTGGTGCTGGCGCTGCCGCCAACAACGCGGCCAACACGGCAGCAGTTGGTAATACTTCGGCCGATGTTTTCATACTTCGTGCCAGTAAAAGAGTTCTTAATTTTATCCCAGGCGCAGGCGTTACTATTGGCGTCGTAGATGATATTGCAGGTAGTCGAGCAAACATAACAATTACATCTACTGCAACAGGTGGTGGTGAAGTGGCTGGCATAATCGCCAACGCCGCGTTCGTAACCGCAAATGCAGCCTTTGCTAAAGCGAATACGGCAGGCGACATTCCTGGCATAATCGCCAATGCAGCCTTCGAAAAAGCCAATACTTCGTCTGGTGGCGATACGGCTGGTATTATTGCTAATGCAGCATTTGCTAAAGCTAATATGGCCGGTGATGCCGCTGGGACAATTGCTAATGCAGCATTTGCTCAAGCTAATACAGTCAACCTTCAGTCAATTGGCGCTTTTGATCAAGCTAATTTGGCTAATCAACGCGCAATTGGAGCTTTTGAAAAAGCCAATACGGCCGGTGATATTTCTGGCATTATTGCTAATGCGGCATTCGCCAAGGCAAACACAGCAGCCACATCTGCTGATACCGCTGGTATAATAGCTAATGGCGCTTTTTCTAAAGCTAACACATCAAGCGATGTCGCCGGTATAATTGCTAATGCTGCTTTTGCCCAAGCCAATATAGCCGGTGATGTTGCCGGTGCAATCGCTAATGGCGCTTTTGCAAAGGCTAATACGGCGGGCGACATTCCTGGCATAATCGCTAATGCCGCTTTTGCTCAAGCCAATACCGTAAATTTGCAGTCGATTGGAGCTTTCGGTAAAGCCAATACAGCAGGTGACATTC